CGGCAAGGGTACGTCAGCAGAACAGACCTATAACGATTGGATGGCCGGGTGTCAGTATATCGTCGTCGAGGAAGCCAAGGACAGCGGGTTAACTAAGGATGATTTTTATCATGGTTACGAGACGTTTAAACAGCTTGTGGATACCAAAGTCGCAGAAAACCAGCGTATTAACCCCAAATTCGGTAGAACGCGCCGTGAAAATATTTACTATAACGCTCTCATCTTCTCGAATCATGCCGATGCGTTAGCCGTGCCGGATGGTGATCGGCGTATTTATGTCATACAGAACCCCAACACCCGCAAAGACTTCGAGTATTACGAGCGCCTCGCCGCAGCCCTTCATAGCGACGAACCGGCGCGGGTTTATTGGTGGCTCATGCGCCGGGATGTTAGCGACTACGATCAAATTTATCCACCCATGACGGCCGGAAAGTCGCAGATGATCGAAGATACTCGTGCGCCGTCCGATACCCTTTACGATCACATCGTAAGCGAACACCCGTCCGACATCGTGACAGCGGCCAGTTTAAAGCGGGCCGTTGTCCTCGCGGCACACCAGCTTGACTATGAAAAGATCATGCGCGACCCGTCCGTTGTGTCTAAAATGATATGGCGTAAACTGAAAAGCCTTCGGCCCGACGACAAAAACGGAGCCAGATATTATTTTGACGGTAAGCGATGCGAAATTCGGGCATTACGGAACAAGGTAAAATGGCTAGCGGCTGACGATTTTCGTGATACAGCGGCCATAGAGGCGGAACTTGATAAAAAACCCTCCCAAACGTGTAACGTGTAACCGTTTGAAGTATAACGGATAATCCCAACTTTTTATTTTATGGGAGGGTTTTTTGTTTTTAGCTAAAAAATCCCCCTATTATTTCGTTTTCTCTAAGTCATTGATATTATTATATATATTATTATAATAGGAGTAATAGGGGAATAGGGGAATATATTATAAGAGTATATATATTTATATTAGTGTTATATTTATACTCTATAGGAATACACAGTTTTTCCCCTTTTCTCCTTTTGGCGGTGGCGGCAGCGAAATTAACCCCGAAAAACGGCAGTTTTCCGGGGTTTTTTATTTTTAGGCGTGAGGGTTGTTTTAGGGGAAAGTTTTTTGCCCTTGGTTTTCTGCGGTTTCTTGTGGTCTTTCGTTTTTTTGTTCTAGCAAAAAAACGTTTTTTTGTTCTTGTTTTCTGGGTTTATTGGCCCGGCGCAGATAATGGCCCCTTTGACGGGGCGTTAGCGGCTTATTAGGGCGCCTTGGCCAGCGTCCGGTAGCTAGGGCATCCATGATGAAGGCAACAGGCCCAGGAATGGCTGAAAAGCCGTTCTCATAGCGTTTTATTTGTCGCATGGATACCCTCATATACACGGCGAGATTATCTTGCGTGAGATTGCGCGATAATCGAATTTGTTTAAACGTTTCTTTGTTCATGGTTAACCTTTCGTTTAATAAATATGGTATTATCCTTTTTACATTTCCTTGGTGTGAAATAGCCCCCGTTAATGCACCACCGGCGCTCTTTTTCACCGGCCTGGGCGCGATGGAAAATACACCCTTCACAGCCTTTAGTTGCGGGGATAACCGACAGGACCGAAAATAACTTCTGGCACTCCCAATTCTTGAATAATCTGTTGATAGCGTCACGCGTTGTCGGCGCTTCCATGATAACGGTTTTGGTATAATACATACCGACAGAGCCTTGTTCACGCCCCCGGAATGTGATGTGATAATTCATAATCTTAATCCTTTCATATGTTTTCGTGTTGCGTGTTAGAGGTCTTTTTGTCTTTCAACGTCAACGATGGAATAGGTAATCCCAAGGTCTTCGCGCAATCCGCGAGTTCCGGTGTATTCCAGGTCCATCATTTCAAACGCGGTTTGAAGACATTGCTCACCATAACCATAATGGCGGTCTGATTTTTCGCTTGTCCCATCATCGTAGAATAACGTCGTGGTATGGTATGTGTTGCCGTATGTCTTTTGGAACCATCGGCGGCCTTCAATGTGTGTTACTTTGCGTGTCATGGTTTTAATCCTTTCATGGTGTTTTCGTGTTGCGTGTTAGAGTAAAGCGTCAATCGTGGCTTGTGGAACGGTTTCAGCTTTTGCGCCATCAAGCCATTGATTGATGTGCTTAGAGGTTGTTCGGCTGTATTTTGTTTCCGTTCTCACAAAACCGCCTTGGGCCAATTGTGCCGCCACTGGCGTTTCGTATGAAAAGAATACGATTGTGCCGTCGTTCAATTCAACTTGGGTTTTGTTAGCGCCTAATGATTTTAATTTTTTCATCGTCTTATCCTTTCAGTCTTAATTTAATCTAAGCGTTAATAATACGCCTATCGTCGCCAGTGCCGTGATCGCGGCGACCATCAGATAAAGCACTGCCCCCGCAACATCACCGGTATCGATCGACAGCACGGCAACCATAACCAAGATCACGGTAAACACTCCGAAAAACACCAAGGCGGCGGTTCTAAATAGTGATGTCATTATTTTTGGTCCTTTCAAGTTTGGTTTCGTGGTTCTCAATTCTGCCAAGTGTCCTAGGCTTGGCAGTGTTGAAAGTCACTTATAAGGCGTATATTAGCCCATCTTCTCCTTCATATAATTCGAGAGCACCATAGGCTTTAGATAGTGAGGTCAATAATTCACCATAATTTTCCCATCCGCCATCCCAAAATCCAGCGCCGTGGCCTTGACGTGTTAGCCAAAAATCATGCCCGGCTTGGTCTGGTGTTTTGTTTCCTTTCTCATTATCAATGTAATAGTGCATTCGACACCAGAACGAGAAGCAATCCGCCTTCAACCTGTCGTGTAATTCTACAGACCAGCTTGCGCCGTGAATTTCACTATCTGGAGAACAATCCGCCCAATTGGCACATTCTACCACGGCAGCGTAAAATGTTAGAAAATTCTGGTCTTCAAAGTCAGCCATAATCTTAATCCTTTCATGTTTTTAAGTCTGTTTAAACATATAGACCATATTGTCCCATAGCGCAACCCTTAAATTGACTTTTTTTCATTGGTGCGGTATTCAGATACCGTGCGGTATTCAGATACCGCGTAATACAAAATGTATTAAATGCTTAATTCCAAGATTGAAAGTTTTGGTCATGCCGGCAGGTGGAAGAAAACCAGGGCAAAAGAACAAGATCACAAAAGATATGAAAGAAGTGCTCATGCTAGCGTTCGAGCGCAAAGGCGGTGTACGCTATCTTGAGAAGGTAGCAGACACTGATCCGAAGACCTTCTGCCACCTACTCTCTAGAATTATCCCCGTCCAAGTAGCAGTGCAGATGCACCACATTGATCTAGGTGCTGAGATGCGGGCAGCGGAGCAACGTATCCGTGAAGGCTACACGTCCAAGTTGCAAGACGTGACGCCACCACAACCACCACAAAAAACGCCGACGATCATCGAGCACGAGCCAGCGAAACCCGTTCGAGTATCACGCAGGAAAAATGAACGTTGAATGTTTTGGTGAAACGTGAGACGGGGGGGTGGTAGGGGGGTACCCCAAAGGAGTCCAGCAACCGAGACCGTGACGACCGTTTGCGAACACTATATTATTTTTTTGAAAAATTATGGGACAATATGGTGACACGTCCCACGATTACACCGCAACACGTCCCACGTTAACACCGCAACACCGCAACAGGTAAAACGAAATGTCCAAACAAGAAGCACACCCCGACGAACAACAGTTGATTGCGAAGATGTTGTCGTTCCAGGACGATCCGTTAGGGTTTGTCATGTATACGTTCCCGTGGGGTGTGCCGGGTACGCCGTTACAAAATCATAAGGGGCCGCGAAAGTGGCAACTTACAGCGTTGAAGAAAATGACGGCGCACATCGCAAACAATCGGAACTTGGTGTTGCAAGGTAAGACGCCGGAGTTGATGAAGTTGGCGCGGGCGAGTGGGCGGGGTATTGGTAAGTCGGCGTTCCTTGCGTGGGTTTCACTATGGATGTTTTCTTGTTTGCCGAGTTCGACGGTCATTGTGTCGGCCAACACCGAGCAACAGTTGAAATCGACAACGTTCCCGGAAATTCGAAAGTGGGCGACGATGGGGATTAACAGCCGCTGGTTCGAACACAACATCATGTCGTTGCGGCCCGCTGAGTGGCTGGTGCAAGCGTTGAAGAACACGACACAGTATGACGATGCGTACTGGTACATTCAGGCGCGGTTATGGTCGGAAGAAGCGCCCGATGCGTATGCCGGGGTGCATAGTCAGATGGCGATGGCGGTGTTGTTCGATGAAGCCAGCGGCATACCCGCGCCGATATGGCCGGTGGCGCAGGGGTACTTCACGGACAAGACGGTGCATAGGTTTTGGATTGCTATTAGTAACCCGCGTAATCCGAGCGGGGAGTTTTTTGAATGTTTCCACGGCAACCGCGATCAATGGGACCACGAGACGATTGACGGGCGAACGGTGGAGGAAAACGACCACACGCTGTATAACGACATCATCCGGCAGTATGGTGAGGATAGCGACCAAGCGCGTGTCGAGGTCTACGGCATGTTCCCACGGCAGGGTGACGAGAACCTCATCAGCCGGGGGGAGGTTGAGGATGCAACTGGGCGGGAGTTGACGCCGGACAACGGTGCGCCGCTATTGATGGGCGTGGACCCGGCGCGGATGGGGAAGGACAAGGCGGTGATACGGTTCCGTCAGGGGTTCGATGCGCGTAGCATCAAGCCGCTGGTGTATCCGAAGTGTACGACAGCCGAACTGGCGGAGTATTGTTCGACGGCGATAGACAAGTACAAGCCCGATCATGTGTTCATCGAGGCGGATGGCATAGGGGGGCCGGTGATCGAGTTGTTGCAGAAGGCGGGGTACACCATCATCGCGGTACAGGTCGGCAAGAAGGCGCAGGACGCGCAGTATTATTATCTTCACAGGACTGAGGTCTGGGTAAGGATGCGCGATTGGATCAGCGACGCGTGTCTACCGGATGAGCCGGACTTGATCGAAGACTTGTGCTGTATGCGCTACAAGGTGAACGACAAGGGGCAGATGGCGCTGTATCCGAAAGAGAAGATGAAGAAGTTGGGGTTTGCGTCGCCCGACTATGCCGATGCGCTGGCCGTCACGTTCAGCAAGAACGTCTCACGCAAGGATACGCCTACGTCCAAACGGTTTAAACGAAATAGGGTTGCCAGAGACGTGGATTATAGTGTATTTAGTTAAAAGGTGTTTTTAATTTTCAGAATTTTGGAGAAACCATATGGGCGGTTTATTTGGCGGCGGCGGGTCCCCGGCACCAGTACCACCTCCCGCGCCACCGTCACGTTCGGATGCTGAAGTCCGAGCGGAAGCCTTGGCAGCGCGTCAGCGCAGGGCGGCGGCAACGGGACGGTCTGAGACGATCATCACAAGCGGTCAGGGTGTGAAGAAAGACGATCAACAGGTAGCCGCGACCAAGAAGTTGTTGGGAGAAGGCTAATGGGGGGAAGTAGACCCGCGCCGGCACCGGCACCACCCCCGGCACCTGTCGTCGAGAAGAAAGAGGACCCGTCCGAGGTCCTACGCCGTAAACGCATAGCCGAGGGTCGGGCGTCCGGTTCGACAACCGGTGAGGGCGACGGCGGTAGTGCCACTAAAAGATTATTGGGGAATTGATATGGGTGGTGCTGTTGCTCCCGTACAGAAGAAAACCACGCCAACTCCCGCCGCACCCCCATCGGCTGCTCCCACAGGCAGTGGTGCGGCGGGAGGCCCCGACTTGAGTGTGGAGCAGAAGGCGGGCAAGGCCAAGAAGGATGCGTTCGGGGTGGAACAACTTGGCGACATCAGCGGGTCTAAGATTTTGACGACAGGTGAGACGGTCAACACGAAGAAGAAACCAACGACCACGCTACTCGGTCAAGAACTATAGTAGGTGTAACATCATGGCGGTGACACCGGAAGATATCATCAGAAGATTTGATGAGTTGAAAAGCGAGAACGGTACATGGCAAAACCACTGGACCGAAGTCGCTGAACGTGTGTTGCCTCGCTACTCTGAGGCTATGCAGAACCCCTCATCGAACCTACTCACGCGCGGTGACAAGCGCACCGATAAGATGTTCGACGCCACGGCGGCGTTGGCGTTGGATCGGTTCGCGGCGGCGATGGAGAGTATGCTCACGCCGCGCAATCAGAAGTGGCAACGGTTGAAGCCGTCCGACAATGCGCTTGGACGTAACCACCGGGTCAAGTTGTGGTTCGAAGCCGCGACGAACGAGTTGTTTAAACAACGCTACGCGCCGAAGGCGAACTACGCCAGCCAACAACATGAGGTCTGGGTGGGTTTGGGCGCGTTCGGCACCAGTATCATGTTCACGGACGCGCACGACAAGGGCGGTCTACGGTATCAGGCAATCGATCTTCGTGAAGTTCTGTTCGAGTTGAACCATCAAGGTATTGTGGACACAGCCTACCGTAAGTTCTCACTAACGGCGCGTCAGATGAAGCAGCGCGTAGACGCGAAACGATGGGACAGCATACCGGATGAAGTCTCGAAAGTTCTCAAGACAAAACCCGACAAGATGTTCGAGATCATCCACTGTATCCGGCCTCGTATTGAAGTCCAAACGGGGCGGTTAGATGCAAGGGGTAAAGAGTTCGCGTCATACTACGTTGCCGTAGAAGGTAAACATATGTTGAGTGAAGGTGGGTTTGACACCTTCCCTTATCAAATATCTCGCTATGTTACCGGGCCGGGCGAGAAGTATGGGCGGTCCCCGGCTATGCTGGCGCTACCGTCGATCAAGGTCTTGAACGAACAAAAGAAGACGCTACTCAAACAAGGCCATCGCACCGTCGATCCGGTATTGTTGACGCATGATGATGGGGTGTTGGACACATTCAGTCTAAAACCCGGTGCGATCAACCCTGGTGGTGTATCCTCGGAAGGTCGAGCCTTGGTCCACGCACTCCCCACTGGAAGTTTAGCGGCGGGACAAGAGCTGATGGACATGGAGCGCGGCACGATCAACGATATCTTCTTGGTCAGCCTGTTCCAAATTCTTATTGAAACGCCGACTATGACGGCTACGGAAGTTCTCGAACGCGCACGGGAGAAAGGTGCGCTGTTAAGTCCGACGATGGGACGTCAACAATCCGAACAGCTCGGACCCATGACGGTTCGGGAAGTTGACCTCTGTTTGAAACAAGGTCTGTTCCCGCCGATGCCGCCTGAGTTGATCGAGGCCGAAGGTGAGTTCGATATCGAGTACGACAGCCCGCTATCTCGGGCGCAACGCGCCGAAGAAGCAAGTGGTTGGCTCCGCACGTTGGAAGCGGCGATTGCCTATGCTAACACGACGCAGAACTTGGATGTGTTGGACAACTTCGATGAAGATGTGATCTATCGTAATCTGTCGGAGATCAACGCGGTTCCGGCCTCGTGGATGCGTGACGAGGACGGCATTAAACTACGTCGTGAACAACGCGCACAACAGCAACAAATTCAACAAATGGTCGAGGCGGCACCAGCAGCAGCGGGTGTGATGAAGGCAATTCAGTAAATGGCCGAGGTGTTTGACGCTGTTAAGGATTTTCTAACGGGCAGAGGGCAAGCCTATCGAAAGACGTTCTCCGGTGTTCATGGTGAAGCCGTCTTAGAAGATTTAGCTAGGTTCTGCCGTGCTAACGAGACGACTTT